TGAGGGTGATTTGATTTTCTTTCCATTAACTGGACAGCTTTACGAAATAAAATATGTAGATAAACAACCTATCTTTTATCAGATGGGACAACTACAAATGTATGACTTACGCTGTGAACTATTTGAGTTCAGTCATGAAAGAATTGATACTGGTGTCAAAGCAATCGATGACTTGGCCGCTCGACACACTATCAATGTTCTTAACTTTCAAGTACTTCTTGAAGCATTTAAAGAACGTGCAACTGCTATTGCAAATATGACAAACGATAAAGTCACAAGCGTTGCTATGGTAAATCCCGGTGACTACGAAGCTAATCCAACAATTACTTTTGGAACACCACCAGCGGCTCAAGTTGCAATAGCTACAGCTATTATATCAGGAGGAGCAGTAACTGGTGCTACAGTTAATTCAAGTTTACAAGGTTCTGGATATGTATCAAACGTGCCAGTCACATTTACACCACCAAGTGATTCAAGTAAAGTTCAAGCGACAGCTTCGGCCGCCTTATCAGGTTCAGGAGTTGGTTCAGTATCAATAACTCAAGGAGGAACTTTTTATCATTCATCTCCACCAGTATCTGTTACTGCATCACCTACAGGTGATGATGCTGTATTAGAGTCAATAATATCAAATAATCAAGTTTCATCTATAGTAATTAGAAGTGCTGGTTCTGGTTATAGTTCTGCACCTACAATAACAATTGGTTCGCCAAATACTGCTTCATTTTTTGTCGCAAGTGGTACAGCAATTCCCAATATAAAAGGTAATATAGGAAGTATTACTATAACTGATAGTGGTAAATATTACACTTCTGCACCTACAGTTACAGTAGGTAATCCTCCAGATTCTGTAACTGCTCAAGGGACAGCTAATAGAAGTGGTGCTGTAATAACAGGAGTTACAATAACAAATCAAGGTAGAGGTTATGTACAACCAAATGGAACAATATTTACACCTTCTATAACATTTACTGTTGAATCATTTACTGGTGGAATAAAGTTAGAAGATGGAAGTGGATTATTACTACAAGCTACTGCAAATACAACTCATGAAAATACCACAGCAAATAATACATTTTTCGAAACTGAAAAAACTGGTTTTATTGATTTTTCAGAACGTAACCCATTTAGCGAAGGAACTGATTGGTAATGTTTGGACAATTTCACTATCATAGCGCCATACGTAAATATATTGTCATGTTTGGTAACATGTTTAACGATATAGATGTTGTAAGATTTGATAAAGCAGGCAACAGTGTTCAGCAGTTGCGTGTTCCTATTGCTTATGGGCCTAAAGAAAAGTTTCTTGTAAAACTCAGAACAGATCCAGATGGTAGAAGAGAGATAGCAATGGTTTTACCCAGACTATCGTTTGAATTAACATCTATGAATTACGCACCAGAGAGAGTATTAAATAGAACGCACAAACAACTAGGTATAGGTGGCGGTAATAACTCGCTAAGGCAAACTTTTACACCAGCACCATATGATTTAGATATGACACTATACGCAATGTTCGCAAATCAAGAAGATGCAGTACAAGTAGTAGAGCAGATATTACCATACTTTCGCCCAGAATGGACAAATAGTGTCAAGATTGTACCTGAATTAGATACGTATGTTGATATACCAACAATATATACAGGTATGACAATAGAAGATACTTATGATGGTGATTTTGATACACGTAGAGCAATAATATATACATTTACATTTAAGATAAAAGGATACTTATTCGGCCCAGTAACAAACAAGGGAATTATACGCAGAACACTTGTTAATACATTTAATCCTCAAGCAAATACAGCCACAAGTAATGTGGTTATAAGATCAAGTGATACTAAACTACAAACATTGACATTAACACCAGGTTTACTTGCAAACGGACAACCTACAGCAAATAGTACAGCAAGTGTGCCTATTTCACAAATAAGTGCAAACTCTAACTTTGGGTTTGCTTTTGATAGGGAAGATTTTTTTAACTAATGAAAAATAATGTGACAGATGGACTAAACAAAGTTTTCGAAGTGGGGACAGATTTAGTGGAAGTAGAAAAAGAAAATAAGAAAGTTGATGTGCCTGACGAAGTAGATAACGACTACAAGTATGCAAGAGAAAACTTGTATGGTGTTATCGAAAAGGGTACTGATGCTTTAGATAATTTAATTGACTTAGCGAAAGCAAGTGAACATCCTAGAGCATTCGAAGTTGTATCTCAATTAACAAAGACACTCGTAGATGCTAATAAAGATTTACTTGATATACAAAAGAAAGTAAAAGATTTAAAAAGAGAAGATAAAAAAGATAACCCTAAAAATGTTACAAACGCTTTGTTTATTGGTAGCACTGCTGAGTTGCAAAAAATGATATCTGGAAGGGATGATGATGTATGAATATGATGTAAAGATAGTAAAAGTGATCGATGGTGATACAGTAGATGTAGACATCGACTTAGGCTTTGGTGTTTGGATACACAAAGAAAGAGTACGACTACATGGTATAGATACACCAGAGTCAAGAACAAGTGATGCTACAGAAAAAGTGTTCGGATTAAAAGCTAAAGCTTTTTTAGAAAAGTGGGTAACAGCTGGTGATGTCACACTACGAACAAAGACATATGATGCAAAAGGTAAGTTTGGTAGAATACTAGGTGAATTGTGGTATGCAAGAGAACATAATATAAATCAAAAGATGATTGACGAGCATCATGCAGTAGCTTATCACGGACAATCAAAAGATGATATACAAGAGCAACACCTAAAAAATAGAGAGATCTTGTTAGAAAAAGATCCAGTAAGATAATGGTTAGTCAAACATATTTAGGTAATCCAAATCTAAAAGCAAAACAAGTTCATGTTCAGTTTACTAGAGAAGAAGTACAAGAATATGTAAAATGTTCTAAAGATCCGATTTACTTTGCTAAAAAATATATAAAAATTATCAATGTTGATAAAGGACTAGTTCCGTTCAATATGTATGATTTTCAAGAAGATATGGTTAAAGCATTTGATGATAATCGTTTTAGCATATGTAAACTACCTAGACAATCAGGTAAATCAACTACAGTTACAGCTTATATACTTTGGTTAATATTATTTAATGATAGCTTAAATATTGCTATTCTAGCAAACAAAGGCTCTCTTGCAAGAGATTTACTAGGTAAAATACAATTTGCGTATGAATATCTCCCGTCTTGGTTACAACAAGGTATAGTTACTTGGAATAAAGGTAACATAGAATTAGAAAACGATTCTAAAGTTGTAGCGGCCGCCACATCATCTTCTGCTATTCGTGGTGGTTCTTACAATCTTTTATTCTTAGATGAATTTGCTTTTGTTGCTAATAACTTAGCAGAAGAATTTTTTAATTCAGTTTATCCTACTATATCTTCAGGTGAATCAACAAAGATTATAATCGTATCTACGCCAAATGGTATGAATCATTTTTACAAAATGTGGACTGATGCTGAAGAGAAGAACAGTCAATATATGCCTATAGAAGTTCATTGGAGTCAGATTCCAGGAAGAAATACAAAATGGAAAGAAGAAACGATTGCTAATACTTCTGAAGAACAGTTTAGACAAGAATTTGAATGTGAATTTTTAGGATCTGCTGGTACACTCATACACCCTACTAAACTCAGAAATTTAGCTTTTACTAAACCATTTAAAGTGTGGCAAGATGTTGAGATATATGAAGAACCTAAAGATAATCATATATACACAATGTCTGTTGATGTGTCGAGAGGTGTTGGTTTAGATTACTCTGCTTTTGTTGTAGTTGATATAACAGAAATGCCTTATAAAATGGTAGCTAAGTACAGAAGTAAAGATATATCACCATTATTATATCCAACTATTATATACAACGTAGCAAAATATTATAATGAAGCATATGCTCTTATAGAAATAAATGATATTGGACAGCAAGTAGCTGATATATTACATCAAGATTTAGAATATGAAAATATACTGGCAACTGCCGTAAAAGGTAGAGCAGGACAACAAATTAGTGGTGGATTTTCTGGTGGATCTTCTATGGGAATCAGAACAACAAAACAAGTAAAAAGAATAGGTTGTTCTAATTTAAAAGACTTAATTGAACAAGATAAATTTATCATACAAGACTATGATACAATTGTTGAATTGTCAAGTTTTATAAGTAGAAATGGAAGTTATGAAGCTGAAGAAGGTTCTCATGATGACTTAGTTATGTGCTGTGTTTTATTCTCTTGGTTAGCAAAACAAACATATTTTAGAGATATTACGAATACTGATATAAGACAAAGAATATATGATGAAAAGCTTAGAATGTTAGATGATCAAGCACTTCCTTTTGCTATTATTGATGACGGCCGTCCAGAAGAGGGCGTTATTGAGACACAAGAAGATCTAAACGAGTATATCAATACTCGTAATAAAGAGAATTGGTTTATATACAAATAGTCTTTTTTATAAATATTGAATAATTCAATAGTTTAAATCTTGTTATTCTTAGAAGGAGATAAACAATGGCATTTCAAGTATCACCTGGAGTAAACGTAAGCGAAGTCGATCTTACTACTGTTGTGCCTGCAGTATCAACAACCACAGGAGCTATTGCTGGACATTTTCGTTGGGGTCCAAGTGACGAGAGGGTATTAGTCGATTCAGAAGATAGACTAGTCTCTAATTTTTATAAGCCTAACGCAAATACAGCAGATGACTTCTTTACTGCGGCAAACTTTTTATCATATGGTAACTCATTATTTGTAGTCAGAGTTGTTGACACCACATCTGGTGCAAGCACACAAGCTATAAATTCAGTAACTGGATCGCAAGCGGCTTACATTTCAAATGAAGATTATTATAATGAAACATATTCACACAACTCAAGTAGTGGTGACTGGGTAGCAAAATACCCTGGAATATTAGGAAACAGTTTAAAAGTATCAGTATGTCAGACTAAGGCCGCTTTCGAAAGCACAAGCACTTTACATACTGTGACATATACTATCGCTCAAAACTCAAAAACTCTTGTATTCAACCAAGACTCAATTACATTAACAACTGATTTTACAGTTGGAGATATATTGCTATTGGGTACAAATAACGAACAGAGAAAAATCACAGCAATATCTGGTAACAACATCACACTAGATAGTAATTACACAGGTGACACACTCACCAGAAGTAATAGTGCAATTACAAGAAGATGGGAATATTTCAATACTTTCAATCAAGCACCAACAACAACAGCTTATGCTAATAACGTAAACTCTACAGGAGATGCGATACATGTTGCAGTTGTTGATGAAGATGGTGAAATTACTGGCCAAAGAGATAGTGTCTTAGAAGCATATGATAATATATCAGTAGCTAGTGATGCGAAAGATGAACAAGGTGGAAATAATTTCTACAAAGATAAAATGAATCAACAATCAGCTTGGGTTTGGTGGGGCGCACATAACAGCAATCTAACAAATTCTGGTAAAAGAGCAATGGAAAGTAACGATGGTACAGCAGGTTCTGGTACACAATATTCAGGATCAGCAAAACCAGTTACTAACAGCTTTACATTAGGTAAAGATGGTAATAAACCTGGAGCTTCAGCTTACAACACTGGTATAGATAGATTTAAATCAACTGAAGATGTTGATATTTCTTTACTTTTGGGTAGTTCTGCTGATACAACTAGAGCCACTCATATTGTTAATAATATAGCAGAACATAGAAAAGACTGTGTTGTTGTAGTATCACCAGAAAGAGCAGATGTTGTAAACAATGACTCTTATGAAGGTAAACAGAGACAAGACATCATAGCATTTAGAGATGGACTACCAAGTTCTTCATATGCAGTAATGGACTCTGGTTGGAAATACATGTTTGATAAGTACAATGATATATTCAGATATGTACCTTTAAACGGAGACACTGCAGGACTTATGGTTCAATCTGACTTAACAAGAGATCCTTGGTTCTCACCCGCTGGATATAACAGAGGTAATGTTAAGAATGCTGTAAAGTTAGCTTTTAATCCTAACAAAGCAGATAGAAATGAATTGTATAAAAAAGGTATCAACCCAATAGTAACATTTCCTGGACAAGGCACTGTGCTATTCGGTGATAAAACAATGTTAGCACAGCCTAGTGCTTTTGATAGAATTAATGTACGAAGACTGTTTATCGTACTAGAAAAAGCTATCGCAACTGCGGCCAAGTTTACATTGTTTGAGTTCAATGA